CCAAGCCCTTCAGCATAATTATTTAATTCTTCCCTTGTCCAACCCATATCTGGTTCTGCTTCAGCCGACTCTTTAATACTAAAACCTGCTTCTTCCAAGTCTTGTTTAGTTATTCCCTTTTTTTGAAGTTCTTTAACAACATTATCTCTTACAATAGACTTGCCGTCAAGTGAAATCAAATCCAGTTCAACAACTTTGTCGCCTATTTTTTTTGTCAATTTAATACTCATAAATTCTCACCTCCTTATGCTGGTATATTAATTGATTCACTTATATTTTCTGATTCAGATAAGCTTAATGTAATCGTATTTGCTAGTTGTTCGGCAATTGTTAAACTGTCACTTAGAGTTTCAACTTCTTGTGCCGCTAAAGCTCCAACATATTGAATAGTTACATATACATTGCCTGAACCATCTAAATTTACATATAAAGGTTGATTAACTGTCAGTTTCCAATGTCTTCCGACAAGGTTTATATCAACATTACCTTTAGCGGCTAAACTGTGAGTAAAAAGCGTATCACCGTCAGAGCCAGCTTTTAAACTAACTGTAACAGAAGAACTATCGGCATTACTAATTTGTATGCCCATAATTCGCCTACTCTTTTCCTCTCCTGGACTAGCCAGAATTTCAGTATCACCGCTATCGGTAATATTAAAAGTTTCAACAATAGACTCATCCAAGTTCATTACAGCTACTGCTGTTTCCCCTCGGAGTGTCTCCGCAAACTTTCCGTATTCTCTAGAACCTCTTCCATTTGGTAATGTCATGATTTATCACCTCCTCCTTAATTTATTTACATATTATTACATGCCCGCAATTCAGAGGAGACTGCTTGGCATATTAACTATCATTTATGCGACGACATCTTCGTAAAGATATCCGCACGCACTTGAAACGATATGTTCATCACGAGTTTCACCAACTTCAATCCAGTCTGAGCGAATTGGCTCATCTCGCCATTTACTTGTCCTGAATCCTTCACTCTGGAATTGATATCCATAAGATACTCTTTTCAATCCAGGTGACGGCTCGGCATAAATAAGGGCAACTTTTTTACCCCAAACATATCCTAAACTTTCTGTTCCTCCTTCATCTGAACTATCATAAGCCGCTTTCCCTACAATATAATTGTCAACTTCAAAAACTTGAGCAATTAAATCGGCGGTAATAACACCTCTTTGAGTATATTTAATTCTGTCCAATAAATCAGGATGATCTAGAAGTTTCAAGTGAACCTGATAACCAACAATCATTGTGTTAGGCATCTTTCCAGATGCAACGTGAACCGTAGACTTAGCATCTCTGACATCACCAATTGGATCGCTATCATCATAATCGCTCCATTTATCAGTTCCGCTAAGTGCTGAGGATGAGCCGTGATTACTGCTGTCAAAAACAATATCTGCGACTCTTTTTTCACGAAGTAACATAATTAAATTCGTTAAATTTTCTGCTGTATCAACGTCCAAGTCTAATGGTTTGTCTGCATTCTTTCTATCCCTGTCAGAAACAAAGTCTTTCAACGCATATTCCACACAGGTATAGCTGTCAGTCTCAACATTCCATTCAACTTTTGCCGCTTCCGCTCCAGGAGCACGTTTGGCTTCTGGTAATCTCCAATTCCTAGTATATTTGTAATATATATCAGACTCATTGGCAACTGGAACAACTGGCATAACTCTGTCAGCAATCATTTCGTCATTTTCATACATAACAGAAACTCCACTTAAAACAGAGTCAACGTGAACATCACTTTTAGTCGGGCTTGAAAATTGGAGACTTTTAATTTTCTCCATTTCCTTAGCCCTTAATGACTGAATGTGTTTTTCTAGTCCTTTCATATAATTTTCACCTCCCTTCCTCTTAATTATAACTATTAATTGCTACCTATTTTACAACATAGTAGCTAAGTTGTTTTAATCGGATTCGTCAGCTTGAACTACGCCTCCAGGTGTCAAAAGAACCTCGATAAAACCTCCATCACCTTCGGAGTTGCTGGTTAAGGCAATTCCAATGACAGAATATTTATCAGTATCTGCTGGCTTTCCCTTGCCATCTGCGTCAGACATAATCTTTTCACCTGAATCACAATTAGCCGCCATTTCAAGCCGTGAACTTCCTGCAGTAGCAACTGATGCTTCATATCCACTTTCTGGATCGTTTTGTAACACACCTACAACGTGAGCACCTTCATCCGCTGACGCTTGAGTGGTTACAGTCCGAGTATCAGCTCCAACTGCCATAGTTACAGCTCTATATTGCTTACTTGACAAATCCTCCCCAGCTATAAAGCTGAGTATATTCATTGGATTAGATTGAACTCTAGCCATTATTTTTTCACCTCCTTAATCTGTTTAATATAATAATAAAGCCCTAGAATTATTTATCTTCAAATAATTCTGGCTCTTTCCTGCTCAAAAGCTTAACAGCTTCTGAATAGGTTTTTGCCTTGCCTTCTTCTACCAGCTCCATGGCTCTTGCCTGAACATCATCAGAACCTTCACCTTCTCCTGTGCCTTGTTCTTCAAATAATTTCTTTGAAACAGCTGGAAGCTCTTTCAAAAATTCCTTAAACAACTTAGCAGTCTTAGAATTAGCTGACATTAAAATATTTGTCGCCAATTCTTCATTCTTTGGTAAAAGAACACCATCGGGATTGCTTTCAGAGAAAACATATCCTCTCACATCCTCACGAACCTCTTTAAATTTCAGTTTTTTCTCAACAATGCCTAACTGAGATTTAAGTTCGTTTAATCGTTTGGCGTGTTCGGCTTTGGAAATAAACCTTTCACTTGCTTTAATCTCCTCATCTTTTTCTTCCTCTTCTTCTGGCTCATCTCCTTCTTCCTGTTCTTCGCCGCCATCAGAGAGTTCTGATTTGACTTCCTCAAACAGTTTCCGCTCCTCATCGGATGCGTCCTCGGATAATTCAAATTCAGAATCTGCTTCCAATTTTGACTTAAGTTCCTCTTTGGTTAACATTCGTTCTTCACCCCCTTTCTTGTTAGAATCATTAAAACCTGCATACACGTTTTCTGATAATTGAACAGGCGACAAATCTTTAAAATACGGACGATTTGTCAACGCTCCGCCAATTAACACATTATTATAAACTTCTTGTGTTTCCGGATCTTCATATTCAAAATCAAATTCTGGACTGAAATACTTAAAAATACCATTACTAATTAATTCCTCACCAACAGGTGTCCAATCAACTTTAGCTTTTAATTTCGCTTTACCATATTCCCTTTCCTTCCATAACTCCTTAAACCAACCAGCCGCCCCTTTTTCTGGCATATGCTCCTGATCCACCGCTAAATCTACTTTGCGAACGCCTGTTTTAAAAGAATCAATAAATTTATCAATATCTTGTTCGGATATTCTAATTGCTCCGTATTGCGGGTGTTCCCATACGCCCGAATGAAGCACTTCTATTTCTGTAGTTTCGCTGAAGTCTTTACCAGAAACATCTATTAAGAAGGATACTTTTCTTGGTTCGGTATTTTTTTTACTTTTAGTTTTCACTTCACCTCTATAACTTTTGCCATCTTTATAGCAATATTTAACATACTCATCTTTTGAAAGCCCGTGTTCTTTATTAGGCCCACTAATTGTCCTAACCCTACCACCCTGCCTAACACACCTTTCAAAATCTGCAGGAAATTTTTTAGTCATTTTCTACTCCCTTGCTTTGATAATAAATATATAATCAAAATTTGTCAACTTATTCTAAACATTTAACTACTAAAGAATCAATTTTATCTTCTATTCTAATAAGCGTCGTAAGCGTTCTATCTTGTCTAGTTTCAATTGCATCCACTCTAGTTTCCAAAACCCTAATGCTTTGTGCCAAAGGAGCAAGTTGATTAGCAAGCCACAAATTAAGAAGAGTAATAAGAATACCAAATAAAAGGGTGATGTGTTCTTGTAGCCATTTTTCGACTTTGAATATATCATTTTTTTCTGTCATATCTGAACACCATACGGCATTTTCCTTTTGCCTGAGCCTGGTAACGGATTATTTATATCCTTAAACTCCCACGCTGGCATCTGTGTTTGTGGACGTAATCTATCAGGAATGCCCGTAAATGGTGGCGGATCGACTTCTTTTTTGGTTATCCCCACCCAAATACAATTATGAACAGCCAACATCGGTTTTCCAGCTATATAACTATCATCCTCTTCTACTTCAAAATTCCAAAGTTTAGTAGCTCTTTTAAGTTTCCACCTCTTAATATCTTTAACCTCAACCTCAACGAATTTATATTCTCCGCTATGGTTGGCTAATACTCTTTGTATTTCCTGAGAACAAGATGATAAGTTGTTTCTAATATCATCCTCTTCCAGGTGTATAACTGTCCAACCTAGATTACTCAAAATTTTATCTCTTTTAATATCTTTTTCTTCTGAGTGCCAATAAGAACCATCACATTCAATAGCGATTTTGTCTTTAACCAAAGCAAAGTCTGGGAATAAATAGTTCAATCTACCAACAGAGTCTTTACCAATTAAAACAGGATATTGCGATACTACATTAATTCCCATTTCATTGAGTAACCACCCAATTTTTTCTTCTAAATAATTAGTTCCATAATTTTTCTTAACCATAGCCTTTCTAGCCTTAATTCTAACATCAGGGTCTTGAAATATATGCTCTCCGTTTTTAACCAACTCTCTAGTTTTTTGATTAGCCTTTTTAGTAACTTCTTCCCCGTTTCTATCTCCATTCTCATACTGCTCTAACATCGACTTTCTATTCTTTTCTGAAACATTTTTCCTATGAGACTCATTCTTCCATTGATTTTCTGCGATAAGCCTTGACGATACTTTTCTATTAACTGTTTTTCTCCAATTGGGAATTAATTCTTCAGTATATTCGCACTTCTTAGCCAAAACATTTACCTTATCGCCTATTTTAATATCTTTGGCATATTTCCATTCATTATCCACTAAAATTGGGTGATAATCAGTAATTGTCACCGTTTGGTCTGCGTGCTTCGAGCCAATAAACAGTTTAGTCACATTTGGCGTTTGCTTCTCTGTATGTTTCAGCTCAGTAACTTTTCTAAATCTGCCCTTGTGAGTTAAAACCAAATCACCTACCTTAATTTCTGAAATTGGTTTTTTACCCTTACTAGTATAAATTGGTACCTTTGGATCTATAAAACATCTGCAATGAAAATGAACTTCACCTGGCTTATATTGGTGAAACGCTTTATCTTCCGTTCCAATAACCCTGCCATCCATACTTGCGCAATAATTGCACGTTCTACCGTCTAATATCGCACTCCATTGATAACCATATAATTCGTCTTTATATTGTTCAAAAGTAAATTGTCTGCCGTTATTTAATTCGCCTGAAGTAACTAATGACGAACTAGCTGGAACATTTCTGTTTAAAAAAGTATCATAAGCGTTTTCTAATTTATCCATTGCTTGTTCAGGAGTAATATCTTCGTCAATTAAACAAACCGCTGATATTTCTTTTAAGTCACTTAAAAGTTTTTCTTCATTATAATTAACAAAATAAATACTTTCATCAACAATTCTATTATTTTCACTTTCAGGCGTGGGCGGTGCTGGTTGTTTAATCTCATAACTTGCTTTCAACTTGCCATACTCAAACAAATCCTTCATATGCTCACGATACAGCTCCGCATATTTACCTTTCATTTGTAATGCAATCTTTTGCAATGTAGAAAAATCCTTGTTCCTAATTGCCGTTTCAAACTTATTTAACAATCTCGGCTTCTCACTCATTAAAAGTGAGCGGATTTTATTTATAAATAACTCCTCAGTCCTATCCAAATAATCCTCAATTTCTTTAAATTTAACTCTTCTTTCAGCTTTCGTTAATTCCCTAAAATAATTTTCACTAGCTTTTACAGGTTTTTCTTCTTGTTCTTCATCTTCTTCTTCTTCAATTTCTTCTGGCGGTTCTTTATCAGGGTTCGGTTGTTCTTGTTCGTTTTCAACCTCTTCTGGTTTTTCGGGTAATTTTAATACCTTACGCATATAATCTTCTAAATGCGAATCGGCTGTTATTACGCCAGCAAAAGTTAGTTTTTGTATTGCGTTTGATAATTCTTCTACATCCTTAATTCCCAAATCGGTGTGAGTAAGTTTCGGATAATCTTCAACTGTCCAATTATAATCTACCAGTTTTTTAATCTCATCATTTATAACATCCTCAATTTGTTTAGCCAATGCGTCTATTGCTGTTAAAAACATCTTAGACTGATCCTTAGCAAGTGCGTAACTACCAGTAGCTCCGCTTCCCAAATCAATGAACTGTGCTAATACTGATTTAAGAATTTCTCTTGTATGATGTTCTAACATTTCCTCCGTTCCTTTAGTTGATTGGCTTTTCATATCCATCATCTCAATTTCCCAACCCTCTTTATAAACAACATACGCTTTTTCGTGTCCTCTTAAGTTCTCGCCAACCTTTACAGCTTCATCATAATCGTCATCAGTAAATCCGTCAGGAAGTTGAATTTTAGGAATCCCAATTCCTGCCCTTTCAGTAGCAACAGCGTCTATTTTGTAATACTTATCTCTGAAGAACCAATGCTTATACGCTTGCCGAAGAATTGAAGTTCCTAAATAATTATCCCCTTCTCTGCGGTGGACAAATACCATTAACTTTTCTGCTGGAATATCTATTTCAATAAAATTACCGCTTTTATATGTCCGTTGAGTAATGCTTTCCAACTCACCATTTTTATCTGTGTTCCATTTGTATATTGTTTTCGGCAATCTCGGAGCCCATTTCCTCCAAGCAACTTTCCTGTCATCTGTTAGTTTATAAACAACCTCAAAAGCCATACACCCATACGGGAGCATTAAAAGAATTTGCCGAATTACATCTTCCCAAGTAATAGTTAAATCATTAAACAAATTATCTCTAACAAACTTTGCTATTTCTTCATCCTGTGCATCTTCTGATGCCGCTTCAACATCCCATTCGGCTGAACGAATTGGAAGCTCGCACATTAACAATGCCGCTTGAACAGAAGCATCGCTCCATCGCATTTTATCTACTGTTGTGTAAAGTTTTGAACCGCTTAAATCTGATACATATTCGTCAGTATCAATTATTCCTTGAAAGTTAGTTGTGCCGGAAGCACCAATTTCCTTTTTTGAAGCAAATGTTTTTGATTTTTCTTCTTCGTTTTTGTTTTTTCCAAATATTGCCATATAGACTCCTTAAAAATTCATATCCATTATACCAGATGTTATAGGCTTATCCCTTTTCGGGATGTCCTCTTTTTCTGGTTCAGCCAAAGAGCCTGTTGACAACTTATCTATTCCAAGCATAGCATAGTTAGTTGCCATAGTAAAATGATCCGCTCCCAGCTTTTTATAAACCCATTCTATCCTACCACCACGCTTTTCTTCTTTATCTTTAGCCCAGTTAGTCATATGCGAAATATATCTATTTAATCGGGCATCAAGTTTAGGTAAAACTATTTCTCTATTCTGAAACTTTGAAGCCATCCTGTCAAGCGATTCAATCTTATTAGTTATAACCCTCCATTCTTTATCTTCTCTGTCTTTTTTCCATTTAACAAATTCCTTCTGGCTACTGCTGTAATAACACATCCAAACTTTTCCGGGATACCGCCTTTGTAAATCTCTGACTGAATGCTTATTCGGCAAGGCGTCAATCATACAGAAAATAACTCCGTATTTATCCATTAAGTCTGGTATATCTTCAAAAGAATCAAGCTCATCAGCCCATAACAACTTAATTGTTCCGTTTTTGTTCTTCCTAAAAATAACAGCGTGTAAAATATCACCTTGATCCACGCCCATTATTGTTCTATTACTTCTCTCTTCCCAATTCTCTTTATTCTGAATACAAGATAAAAGCAAATCACGGTTAACAGGCTGGTTCTCGCCACCGAACGCTTCACCTAAAACAAAATTGTAAAAATCTTTAATCCCTGATAGCTCTTTAGTCGGACGATGTTCAGCTTTTTCTTTTTTCCGCATTATTTCAGTAGCTGAAATCCACGGGGCCATTAACTGCGAGATATGATAACCTGATACGCCCCAATCCTCATCCCCTGTTGCTCTCCATTCGCCATCTCTTCTAGTCTCATTAGAAACTGTCGCTCCGCATTTCTTACATATATATCTTGCTTTCTTCTCAGTTCCTTTAATTGAATCGGGATAAGTAAGTATCTGTTCGTGCTTACACTCTGGGCAGGTAATAAACCATTCTTTTTTATCCGAGCGGTTAAACAAATAATCAATCCCGAATTTAGGTATAGTCGGCGTTGATAAAGCTAAAAACCAACCATAGTCTGAATGCGACATCCGTTCTTGATACATATCAATAATGTCTGGCTTAGAGAAATCAACCTCATCGTGA